TCGGGTTATGAAAACCATCAAATTAAGCTAGAAAAAACTCAAGCTCAATTTTGGGACACAAGCTTCAATATAATCTCTCCACCGAAAAGAACTCCGGAATACTCTAAAGTTGAAAAGTTCTTTTTGTGCTTAGACTATACTAAAGTACAGCAGTACAAAGAATACTGGCAGCAGGTAGCTCCTGGTAATGATAGCGAAGTATTCCAGAGATGGCTGTTCGCATTCATGAGTGTACACACGTCATGGAAATCTAATATAGCAGGCTACCAAGCAATTAAAGATTGGTGGACATGGTTGAACAGAAGTGAAGATCTCCTAGATAAGCTTGAAAAAAGCAGGGTAGGTATGCAGTTTAATAGAGTAAAATTCATAAATGAGTTTGCTCAAAAATTCTGGCAAAATCCTTCTGGGTATAAAAAATCATCCGCAGAAACTTGGGTGAGCTATAGAGATAGGATAAAAGAAAACACTCTGGGCTTAGGTTCAGCAAAAACAAGTTTCGCTATAGAAATGTGCTATCCTAATAAAGCAAAAATTGTATGTCTTGACACACACATGTTTCAGGCTTACGGTCTAGATCAAACCAGGGATGCCAGATATTATAAAGATATCGAACAGCACTGGGTAGATATGTGTATCATGTGGAATATCCCCTCGTACATAGCTAGATGCTTGTATTGGGACGATAAACAAGGATATAATGACAGCCGCTACTGGAGCCATGTACTAGAAAAATAATATGCACGAACAAGATCACAATGATTGGAATGGAGACGAATACGACGACGATGAAGACTTCGATGAGGGAACTGAAAACGAAAATCGTAGATTGCCTGAGCTGCATCATAAAGCTATACAGCAGATGTTTGCGGATATGGAAAGGCGAGCCAAAAAGTCTATCCAATATCTAATTATGGAGGGTTTTGTTGTGCCTACTGAAACCCCTGGAGTTTATGAATATACACCAGAAGGACTGGTCCTCGCCCAGCAAAAATATAAAAAAATGCTTGAAGACGAAGAATAATTAAACGAAAGTTAGATATGAATAAAACAACAGAAGAAATCAAACTTGAAATGTTAAGTATTGCCAGAGAAGACCTAATGTATAGGTTTAACCAATTACTAGAAACGTTTAGAGTTACGGCTGGCGAAAACAATAAAGAAGCTTTGTTTGAAGCTCAGTTTGAGCTTATCAGAGACGGGTATCCTACAGCTGAAGAAATCAAAGAAAGAGCTGAAGCGCTGTACTCGTTTGTGGCTGGAGGTGAAATAATTTCTCAGTAACCACGAACCCAATGGTAGTAGGTTGGGCTGTAATTGGAATGTAGCAGCCTGTAAATCCTGCTGAGATTGCGACACATGCCACTCTGGATAGCTCGGAGTGTTTGGACTGGGAATACTCAGTCGACTAAGTTGTGTGACACTGGGAGAGACTAGACAATTTTAAGGGGGTGATTTGGTTTCGACTAGATATGAGCCCTTATAGATGCATGTAGAGGAAGCCTGGTAGGCCTCTTGAAAATCTAGGCAAAATAAACGCAGAGTCCTTTGACTACGCTCCCTCAGTAGCAGAAGCAGACGCATTCCTCGAAGCCACTGGCTTCGTTGGTGCTGAGCTCCTCGCTGCATAAGGTACAGGCCGGATGCTATTAAAAGCCTGTAAACGTTAGTAGCTAGTGCTTGAAATTAGGACTGTTATTCAAGCAGAACAAGAACGGTTCAAAAGAAATTATATAGTTTGATTGTTGACGCTATAATTTCTTGCAAAAAACAATCTAAGCATGTAGATTCTATAAGATAAGTATTTAGGACAGGGGTTCAACTCCCCTCACCTCCACTTTTAATCGCGGGATAGTGAAGTGGCAAAACAGGAGTCTCATAAGCTCCAGTCCCAGGTTCGATTCCTGGTCCCGCAACCAATTTGGGTAGTTCGCATAGCGGCTATTGCAGGAGACTGTAAATCTCCCCTCTTCGGAGACCGATGGTTCGAGTCCATCACTGCCCACCAGGCCAGCATAGCTCAGTGGTAGAGCATTGGTTTTGTAAACCAACGGTCGTCGGTTCAATCCCGACTGCTGGCTCCATATTTTCTCCTCCAATTGGAGAGCGACACCTGCTGGTGGCTCAGTGCCATCAAGCCCTGATTGGGTCCATCCCTGTTTGGGAAGTGGTGTGACACTGGGAGAGACCAGGCATACTCCTAGATAGCTCAATGGTAGAGCATTCGGCTGTTAACCGAACGGTTCCTGGTTCGAGTCCAGGTCTAGGAGCCATTTTTTTAAATATGACAGATTGGATTACTACATTTTTATCTGTATTTTTCACAGATATCTTCTACACATACTATTTAAAGGCTGTACAAGAAAGCCATGCCCTTAAAGCCAGCTTTTGGGCTTCGGTTGTTTTTTGTATTGCTTGTGTCGCAGTTATAAACTATACGTCTAATCATGCCTTGCTTTTACCTGCGGCTCTCGGAGCCTTCCTAGGTACATATGTAGGTATAAAGTTAAAACAATGAAACCAACTATAGGTAAATATTATTATATAAATTACGTAGATAAACAACAGCCTGAAGGTTCTTATGCAGGAATCGCCCGGTGTGTTGCAAGGTACGAGCGAGATGAGTGGGGCAATAACTTAAAAGAAGTTTTCTATGAATTTGAGCATCCTCAAGACGAACAGATGGTAAGGAGTCTATACACAGATAATGAAATACTCATGGAGGCAAAATGATTGTACTTTTATTTCTTTTTATACTTATTTTAATAGCAAATAGAGACTAAATGATGAAAACTTTTGATATAGGATTAATAGGGCTAGCTGGCAGCGGTAAAGATACTGTTGCAGATATTATTTGTGCTGAACTAAATTACAAGCGAGCCAGCTTTGCTACCGCCCTAAAAAATCTATGCTTTAGTATGGGGTGGAACGGGCATAAAGACGCTAGAGGCAGAAAGCTGTTGCAAGATGTGGGTATGGCGTTCAGGGAATACGATAAAGATATATGGGTGGATAAAACTGCCAGCTCTATACTGAATAACCACAAATATGTGTTCACCGACGTAAGGTTCTCAAACGAGGCCCATTATATAAAGCACTCTAGAAATGGTATAATTATTAGAGTAGTAAGGCCTGATTTAGAAATAGGTCTGGCGCATCAACATGTTAGCGAAAAAGGACAGCGCGAAATAGACGTAGACTACACTATAATGAATCACGGCACTATCGACGATTTAAAACTATTAGTCATGGGTCTTATGCTTAGAATAGCTGAAGAAAAAGGAGAATCATCATGCCTGCAACCTATCAAAACATTATAATAACAGAGGAAATATTGAACAGCGAGCCCAACGCATTCTTTGTTTACGGAGATAACGTAAAAAGAATAGGTCTTGGAGGAGCCGCAAAGCTTCGTAATCACCCTAGAGCTATAGGGTTTGTGACAAAGAAAGAGCCTACAAATAACCAGGGAGCGTGTTTCACACCTGAAGAATATGCCAAGCCCTTCTTTGATCAGCTGGATCAATTATCCACTCACATCAAAAACAGCCCTAATAACAAGTTCTATGTATCTAAGCTAGGCTCAGGGTTAGCCAACAGATACTGGATATGGGAAAGAGTTATCAGTCACAATTTACAAGATGAACTTGGAGGATATGATAATGTTGTATTCTGCTGGGATCAAGATGACGAAAACTTTAATAAATAGTTATGGAAAAATATGCAGTAGTAGCCAAAGTATTAGAATTAGCTCCGATAGAAGGGGCAGATAGAATTGAAACAGCTACAGTTCTTGGCTGGAAAGTTGTTACACAGAAGCATCTCCATAAAGTAGGAGATCTTGTAGTGATGATATTTCCTGACACACTAGTACCTAAAAAGTTTCTAGATGGAGCATATCAGGGTGGTGAAAAAGTAAGGCTAAAAACTGTTAAGTTAAAAGGACAGTATAGCGCAGGGCTATTACTCCCTATGAGTGTTGTAGGTAGTAGCTTTAATGAAGGAGATGAAGTAAGTGAGCTGTTAGGTATTGAGAAATGGTTTGCCCCTGCCGCAGCCTCTATCGCGGGAGATGCTTTAGGTAATTTTCCAACTGGAATTATTTCAAAAACAGATGAGTTTAATGCTAGGTCAGAACCAAATGCACTGAACGAGGCGCGCTTATCTCCACTTGCAGGCCATGAGTTTGTTGTTACACTTAAATGTGACGGCAGCAGCGGTACATTTATATCAAAAGACGGGAAGCTTCGCGTATGCTCAAGAAACCTTGAGCTAAAAGAGACAGAGGGAAATGCTTTCTGGCAGGTAGCTAAAAAGTATAACCTGCACGAGAAGCTCTTAAAATTTGGTGATGATGTCGCCTTGCAGGGAGAAGTTTGTGGTCCAGGTATTCAGGGTAATCCCATGAAGCTTACTGAACTCACATTCTTCGCATTCCTGATGAAGGACATTAGACACGACGCATGGTTAAGCTGGGGCACACTAAAGGCCTTTTGCGAAGAGTATCAAATTCCTCATGTAGAAGAGCTGAGGGTATTTAAATTCACTGAAACATCTCCTACACTAGAAGAACTGCAAGAGATGGCAAATAATGCGAAATACGATCATGGTCGTACTAATGCAGAAGGTATTGTTATCAGACCTGTAGCACCAATCAGATCATTAGTATTACAGAAGCCCTGGTGGAGCCTGAAAGTAATGAATCAACCGTACGACATGAAGAAAGGTTAAATGAAAAATACAGTAGAACTAATCGGATATTATGGTAATGATATGCTCCATGCCTGTAGCGCCTGGACCAGTACAAGTAGAAGTTTATCAGAGGAAAAGAAGGCTAGAATTCCTAAGATGTTAAAGGATCTTGCTAGCGCAGGACACCACACACCTTTCGAGAAAAGCAGCCTTCATTTCCTGGTAGATTGCGACATAGCAAGCCATATCCATCTACTCAAACACAGGGTAGGTGTTTCATTGAATGCTGAGTCAGCCAGGTATAAAGAGTTAAAAGAAGATAAGTTCTATATTCCTGAGGAATTCTATAGTACTCCTATAGATGCCCAGCATGGGCTGCATCCCTACGATAACTGGGGAGATTTGCTTAATGATAAATCTCAGGAAATGAACATGCTTTATCATGCAGCGTTAAAAGATGTTGAAAAAGCCTACGGACGTAAGAGAGCCAAAGAAAGCGCGAGATTCTTCAAAATGTATAATAGTCAGATTGAATCTGATGTTATGTTTAATTGGAGGTCCTTCCAGCACTTCCAAAAGCTCAGGAACAGTCCGGACGCACAGAAAGAGATACGAGAAATTGCTGAAAAAATGCTTTCTTTAGTAAAGGAAATCGAAGAAGCTCCTTTTAAGTATACAATAGCCGCATTTGAACTATAATATGATTCTTAAACTCATTAAATACACTAGTAGACCTAACGACGAGGACTATATCTATTTAGCTTCTGATAAAATTTATATTATGGAAGAAATCTATACTATAGATAAAAAAACTGAAAGCTTTAAGTTTTCTCATACAGCTATTGATATAGGCTTTGACGAATATGTCGTTAAAGTCAGAAATCCTGCAGAAGAAATTTGCAAGATGATTAGAGGTAAAAAATAACTATGAGCTTAGACGACAAGAAAGCTAAAAACTTTTTTAATACAAAAATAAAAAAAAGTGAAATAGAGTCTATCAAAGCAAAAAAAATTGCAGAAGCTGTAACCAGACATATCGAGAAAAGTAAAAACAAACTAGACGATAAGCTATTAGACATAATGAAAGACGTACCGGATAGATTAAATTAAATAAAATTATGCAGATAACAAAAAGATCTCCATTCACAAATAAACTAAACACTGTAGACGTTCCTATCACTCAAGAGCAGTATATTACATACAAAGAAGGAATTAGTGCGGAGCTTGTTTTTCCTGAGCTATCGCGAGAGTATATGCTATTTATCAAGTATGGAATTTCTCCAAGTGAGCATGCTAATTTAGTTAAAACTTACGTGGAAGCTAACCAAGTGGCCTTTGATAGCCTACACAATAAAAAAGTCGCAATAGACGTTAAGCCTGAAATAGAAACAACCGAAGGAATTGTGTTCCCAAACTAAACTATTATGACTATTACAAGAACATCACCAATCACAGGCATCACACACACTGTCGATTTGCCTGTTACAGAAGAGCAGCTTATGAGTTATCAGCAGGGTGCGCTCCTGCAGAATGCCTTCCCTAACCTGTCAGCAGGAGACAGAGAATTCATCAAGTCTGGAATCACTGATGCTGAATGGCAATCGCTTTTCGGTCCAGAGGCTGAGGAAGAATAGCAACTAACCAGTAACACCTAATCACCCAGCACTCTAACAGGTGCTGGGTTTTTTATGCAATACTTTTGGAATAGTAACAAGACAGCGGAAGTTTGGTTTAGAAATAAACGTAAACCTCCAGAGCAGAATCATAAACTAGTGGCTGACACCTATTCGCCAACAGCTATTTTATTTGGGTCAAGCTTATGCAGGGAAATGTTTAATGCGGATGCGCCGACAGTGCACAAGTTTGCGATGCTTAGATTAGTAAGGCTAGACGGAGGCTATAGCGCTTCTGGAGGTATATTTGTGAACGACAGTCTAACAATGAGTAAAATAAAGCGCTATGACTATGTTGAGCGTAGAGAAATTGAAGGGCAAGGTATCTATAGAATCGCAGATGTTAGCTTCTATACATTGACCTGCACATACGAGGTAAAGCTGCTAGGAAACTCTGAGTCTTCCAGGCTAGCTAAAAATAAAGAAATGTTTCAAGCCATGAGGTCAAATCTAGATAGATCTACATTAAACATATATGTAGAGCTGATGATGGACTTGCCAAACATGGCTGAGGAGCTTTTTCACGTAATACCAGAGGTTAAAAGAAAAAAATGAACACTAACATACCTGAAGATAAGTTTAATGAAATATACAAAAAATATTTTGAAAAAATTCGCTGTTATATTAACGCATTTATTTATGATGTAGGCGTCTCAGAAGATTTGGCACAACAAACATTTTTGAAGTTTTTGAAATCTGATTTTGCAGGTTTTGAAGATGAACAATATGTAGTAGCGTTCTTAAAAGCTATAGCTAAAAACTGCTTTAAAAATCACCTAAGGCACAGGCATGTAGCTGGGCGAAATTTTTTACTAGTTGATGATTACAACGTAAAAATAATCTTTAAAGCTAAAAAAGGGAAAGTAGCTAACTCTGAAGATGCCGAGACTACGATGGAAAGATATAACTATATAGGGTTAGCAAACAAGCTTGATACATTTTCTGCTGAAGATGAGTATGAAAGAATTAGGAAAGAGGTGGCATTCGAAGAGCTTGTTAGCAAAATAAGACAACTTGTCGAAGCGATGCCTCCAAAGCAAAAAGAGGCTATGCTTGAGGTTTATTTCAATGGGCTGAAACCTAGAGAGGCAGCAAAAAAACTTAAAAGCACAGCTAACCGTATTTCATTTCTAACCTACAAAGGAAGAGAACAACTAATAAATAAAGTAAAATATGTTCAAAATCTATTTTAAAAATAAAGGATGTACCAGGAAGCTGAGCATGACTAACAGGCTTAACTGTGAACCGCAGGAGCTTACCCCTGAATTTTGGGGAGCTCAAGAAGGCCAGCTGGTGTGCTTCATAGACCCTGTACACGAAGATAAAAAGTATTGGAGAGCAAATATGCAGATAATCGATTCCAAAAAAATAAGCTATCAGACGTACACGCTTTCTGATGGTCAAAGAAGGGTCTCAGGCTATTGGAGCCCTGTGGCATATCTTGAGTTAGATAAATATAAAGCCTTTTTTACAGAGCGGGTAGGTGTTGCTCTGCATGATGTTAGAAATAGCCCTGCCGCTCATGAAGCATGGGAGCATTTGTGTGCTATTCCCCATATATTTAGGGCAGCAGTAGATGAATTCCACGAATGGTTTCCAAACACAAACAACGTAAACAAACAATGAATCAATTACAAGTAGGAGTAAGTATGAGTGTAGAAGACGCTACAGAATATCTTGAATCTGTTGGCGAATGGCATACTATCCGTAATGTGCCAAGAGATGCGATGATCAAATGGGCCGAATACCTTAAACAACATGAAATATCTAGTAATTCCGGACGTACACCAAAAACTGGACAAAGTAAAAAGAATAATAGAGAATAATGATTTTGATAAACTGATCTCTCTGGGAGATTGGTTTGACAACTTTTATGATTCTCCTGAAGACAGCATGCGTACAGCCATGTACATTTTGGATTTGTACGAAAGACTAGAAGACGATTTTATATGGCTTATGGGTAACCATGATGTTCCATATCTGTTCCCTGAGACATACGATAGACTTAGATGTAGCGGAAATACTTTCGATAAACTCACAATTATTCAAAAGGTATTCAAAGATAAGCTGCAACGGGCTAGATTGATGTTGGCCTACAGAATTAAATACGCAAAAAAGAAAGATATCATCCTTTCGCATGCAGGAGTGAGTAGATATCACTTTGCCAAACATTCTGGCAATATTTCTTCTAAACGTGTTTTAGACCTATGTCATGAAACAATGGGAACCTTATTCCGCATGGAAGGAGATCCTATGGTCGAGGGGTACCTGCCTATTCTAAAGGCAGGTAGAGCTAGGAGAGGGGATATGCCTGTAGGAGGCATAACCTGGCAGGACTGGAACCTTGAGTTTCGACCTCACCCTCAGATAAGTCAGATTGTAGGACATACTCCTACTCAGAATCCTCAAATCATGGATGGTAATGGCTCAGCCATAGCCCCTGATAAGGGCACTCTGGAGACAGGGCTAGAGTATCATCTAGCTCCAGGCGTAAGCTATAACTTCAACATAGATACGCATCTAAACCATTACATCATAATTGAAAACGGAAAAATAACAATTCACAGAAATGAATAAACTCGCAACACTGTATAAGCTGACATCGACAGGGGCCACGCAAGAATGGACTATCTTCTCTGAGGATGGTTCTTTCTGGACTGTAAGCGGCCAGACGGACGGTAAGAAAGTTACTAGCGCAAAAACAAATTGTGCTGGCAAAAACGTAGGCAGAAAGAATGCCACTACTCCCAATGAGCAAGCATTAAGAGAGGCACAGGCTAGATGGCAAAAGAAGAAAGATGAAGGTTATGTAGAGGACATCAAAGATATTGATGTGGTGGATGACAGGGTTGATCCTATGCTCGCGAAGAACTATGAAGATTATAGTTCAGAGTTAGAGTTTCCTGTGTACTCTCAACCTAAGCTTGACGGCTTGCGTTGTATCGTTACAAGGCAGGGAGCGTTCAGTCGCAAATGGAAGCCATTTACAACGCTTCAACATATCAGAGACGCTTTGCAGCCTATCTTTGATAAGTATCCAATGGTGCAGGCGTTTGACGGTGAGATGTACTCGCATGCTCTAAATGATAACTTTGAGGAGATTGTAAGTATCGTCAAGCAACCTAAAGCTACAGCTGAAGACATTGAAAAATGTAAGCGGATGGTGCAGTATCATGTCTATGACTATGTACCATCCAACGATCTTGCTGACCTCATATTTAAAACGAGAGATCTTGATCTAAGTGTGATGATTCCTAAAGATAGTGAGCATCTGAAGCTAGTCAAAACCAAAATGATTTGGAATAGGGAAGAGCTAGATGAAGAGTATCAATGGTATATGGTTGACGGATACGAAGGCCAGATGATCAGAGCAGATGCTCCATACCAACAGAAGAGAACAAAGTATCTACTAAAGCGCAAAGACTTTGTAGATGAGGAGTTCTTGATTGTCGGATATAAAGAGGGTAAAGGTAATAGAGAAGGCTGCATTACACTCAGATTGTCTACCAAAGATGGTAAAGAATTTGACTCTGTTCCTGTAGGTGGAGTTGAATACCTTCAGCATCTGTGGGAAAAGCGCATATTACTTCCAGGGTTGTACGCTACTGTGAAGTATCAAAACCTCAGTACTGATGGAATACCGAGGTTCAACAATACCATCAAATTCAGAAACGCAATTGGAGAAGACGTAGTAATATGAGTAAAATTATTGTATTAAGAGGACTACCGGCCTCAGGTAAAAGCACCTGGGCCAAAGACTATATCAGTAGGAACCCTAAGACCTCTAGGGTAAATAAAGATGATTTGAGAGCAATGCTCCATAATAGTCAGTGGAGTCAAGAAAACGAAGAGCTAGTACTAGATATTCGTGACAGTATCATCATATCAACGCTTAATCATAATTATGATGTCATTGTGGATGATACTAACTTTGCTGCAAAGCACGTAACCACCATTCAAGAGCTGGCAGGAGATTGGAATGCGGAATTTGAGGTTAAGGACTTTGATGTTCCTCTTGATGTATGTCTTGAGAGAAACAGAAAGAGAGACAGCAGCGTACCAGACAAAGTTATCATTGATATGTACGAAAAATACGTACTACCAAAGAAAGAAAAGGTGGTGCAGACACCTGGTAAAACAAAATGTGTGATCGTGGACCTTGACGGCACACTAGCTATACATAATAGAGACCCGTTTGATATTGGAAAGTGCGGAACGGATAAACCTAACGCACCTGTGCTTAATGCTATAAAAGCACTAAGTCAGTTTGGATACAGGCTAATCTTTTTAACAGGGAGAGAAAATTCTTTCAGACCGCAAACAGAGAAGTGGCTAAAAGAAGTCTGCCAAGTAGACTTGTTTGCTCCGTGGTATATGCTATATATGCGCCCTACGGGTGACAATCGCAAAGACAGTTTAGTTAAAGAAGAAATTCTAAGAAATGAAATTCTCCCTAATTACTACGTCGAGTTTGCGCTAGACGATAGACAGCAAGTGGTAGACCATCTCAGAGGGATGGGACTTACCGTATTTCAAGTAGCACCAGGAAATTATTAATATGGGAATGTTCGACACACTGTTAGTTCATAAAAGCATAATTTTTCCCTTGTTGGAGGGAGAAGAGCTATTGAAAGAAAATTGGCGTGCAGACGTAGAAGATTGTCTGCATTTTCAGACTAAAGATCTGGAAAACTTTATGTGGTTATACAAGATAGGAGAAGACCACAAAGTATGGCGAGAGGTGCACGAATACATTGAAGATCCAGAGTGCAAATTTGGTATGCGTCACGAAAGGCTACCTGATGAGCGCTGCGAAAAGCTAAATGCTTACATCAATTTCTATGACATGATTCGCCATATTGGCGAAGATGAAGTATGGATTGAGTTTGAAGGGCATATATTGAATGGGCAGCTAGCCGAAGTTTCTTTAGTAAAATTAGAGAAAACAAACATGGCTTATAAGGAAGCTGAAATACAAAAGCAGCAGTTACGCTGGGACAAGATTAGAAACACATATAGTTGGAGAGCGTTCTCAGCTATAAGTAACTTTGAGTGGAAGTTGCGTAGGTTAGTTAGACCTGTATTTAATAAGTACGAAAACTTCCTGGATAAATTAAGAAAAGACGCAGAAAATCAATACCCACCCGAAGAATGACACTAGTACAAGTAAGAGTTTGTGAAGCATTGGCGAAACACTATCGAGTTAAAAAGCAGGTAGTGTCGGACAGTATTAAAGAATACCTGAAAGATCTTGGTGAAGAGCATCCAGTGATAGAGGCTAGCGTAAAGGATGCTTCCTTTCGGATAGGTACGACTAAAGATACTGTAGCCTTAGGCAAGCTGTTCTTCTATAGACTGTTTATCAAGACAGACCTGTATTCAAATGCTGTAATGCTATTTGAAAACGAAGATGTAGAATGCGTGGCGTTCTATTCTGGAGGAGCATTAATGGCTATATCTGAAGCCTCGCAATATGATGGCGAAGGTGGAGTATTGCTGAGAGATTCAGACAAAACATTAGGTTATGCTATAGAGCCGATGGCTCATTACTTGAAGAGAACAAGCCCAGTATATTTTGAGGAATAATTGGTATAATATATTGAGATACTTTGCTTTCGCAAGGTCTTAATAAATAAAACCCAAAAAAACTCAAAAATGGTTAAAATCCAAATACCTGAAGCGTTAGAAAAATCGATAGTCAATGTTAGCGAGCAGCCTGCGCAGTCGCTTGATGCAGATAAACAGAAAGCGTATTGTGAGGCGTTGTGTGTAGATATAGCGCCAATGATAATAGAAAGAATGGGTCAATTGCCTAAGGCGATAGACGCCGCTTTCATTATGCGCTGCACTGAAAATGAAATTCAGCGCCGCAAGACCAGCTACAGCCAGACCAACGAAGCTGAATTCAAATCCTCCATAGATAGACCTGATGTGGGTGTCATTGACCCTGCAGGAAAATTTGTGGAAAGCTATGAGCAGTTTAGGGGAATGGTTGAAGCGTTGGGACCACTTAAAGAAGTGGCCTATAATGGCCACGACAAGAGTGATGTTATCTTGCTGCAGGCTAGATTGCCGAAAAATTATGTAGGCTCTGTTGCATGGGTGCAAAGAAGACACATCCCGCAGTTTGCCTTTGATGCGGACATGCTAGTCGAAAAAAGACTGATCAGTGGAGCTAAAGAAACATATATGTCTCTATGCCGCAGAATTAATCCGGCTCGAACAAATCTTGATTATTACAAGATCAACAAATCTGAAATATGGAAAACATATGGGTTTGTGAACTTCAAAATCAAGAAATCGAGCCAGACAGTAATGTCGTGGTTTTGTGGCTTGGATATCGACTCAGCTCAACCTTCCGCAGCATCTCATGGATTTGTTCTCGTGGGCGCGCATTGGAAGAAAGAAAAGACACACAAAAAACACGCTATAAAGCCTGAGGCTGTTGAAACCCAATCTGCAGTCGAAGATGTGCAGCCTGTTATTATTGAAGAGAAAATTGAGTCAAAACCTACAAAAGTTAAGTTAAAAGCCAGAAGCCAGAAAAAGAAGATCGCTAAACCGGCCAACCCGTTTGAAATGATCTTTGGGTAATATTATAAGCCGAACTGGGGTCCAATCCCCCATTCGGTAAACATCAATAAACACTCATGAAATTAAGCATAACCATAGGAAGTTTATTTTTAGCTACGCTAGGTATAATAGGGCAAGTTACAGGCAATTCAGTAGTAAGTTTAACGTATAGTTTATTAACATGCTCGTCATTACTAGTAGTGGGTGTTGGTGGTATTGTGAGCTATCGCAATAACGCTGACATAAGAGATATTTATAGGGAAAAAGACTTAATCCAGAAAGATAAGATTCAGAATCTTACAGAAAAACTAATTGGACTCGAAAAAGAATTAATTCTACGTGGAAAAGAAGAAAACACACAAAATATCGCCATTAATACTAGCGCTTGGAGACAAGAAAACTAGGCAGTTTGCAATAACTGCAGTAGTAGCTAAAAAGCTAAGTGAAAAATACATATATAATGCAGATTATTTTGGTGACTTTATAAAGTTTAATTTCGGAAACAGAAAAAATTGCAAAAAAGTTTATGCTCATGTGAACCCAGCCGATCCTCCTATGAGTGAAAGGGACAGGTTTATCATGCTGTATAGAAAACTTAAAAATTACAACACAGATGAGATATATTCCAAACTGGGGTTAGAGCAAACGTCTACCAATAAAAATGCCCCTATTGAAACCAAATGGGCTTTTGAGTACAGAAAGAAATACAAGTCATTATTGTACAAAAAAAATAACGTAATCAGCAATGAGAGAATACTCACTCCTTTGAAGTCCTTGAAAGACAAAAAGAGGTATGCTGATATGTTTTAAATCGTAAATACAATAGCCATTAAAAAGGAAAATCCTTGGTGGGTTTTCCTTTTTTTTAGCTATCAGCTATGCTATAATTTTAATTATATGGAACAAGATCAAAACTCCCGAGGTTTCACTATACCAAAAAGTTTCTTAACTCAGCTAAGTGAATACACCCGAGGGTATATGCTCTTAGTTTGTAACGAAAAAGGTGAATTGTTTGCTCACGAAACATATGACAACCCTGTGATTAAACTAGGGATAGTCAATTTTGCTGAATTACACGTAGACGCAATTCAGAAGCACATGAAGAATATTGCTCTGAAAGAAGAAGAAAGCTTCAACATCGAGGACGGCGAAGAAGGTGACGATATTGATGAAGAATAGCTAGGCTGACTTAAGTATCAACTCAGCCTCTCTATCTCTACGCCCTACGAGTCCGCTTGTTTTGTCCCAGAGTCTTTTCATGCTCTTGAATTGAGCTGCCATTTTGTCATAGTCTTTTGACGAGGCTATAATATTTTTAAGCTCCAGCATTTCTACTCTAGATGTACCCTTGAAAGACGTTCCACGGTTAAACACTAGAGACACTATAGCGGCCTGGGCATTTTCATGCAACTCTACTACTCCAGGGAAAGCTCTTTCTGTAAGCTTTGTAAACTTAGGGAGAATAAATTCTTTAAATGTTTGAATAGCCTCTTCCCATGTAAAAGTTATACCCTTAAGCTTCACAGTATATTCTTTTGCACTAATACCTTTTAAGCCTCTGCCTCCACGTATTAAAGATAGCTCAGTGTTGTCAGTTAATGGTTTAAAAATCTTATCGACCTCTTCCTCAGTATAATAGCCAATATCAATACCCACCATGGCTGTTGGACCAGATGCTCCTCCTGGCCAGGTAAAAGTGCTCTTATATACCTTTTCATAGTAGGCTCTCCCACCTGTTTCCTCATTAACAATAAACTCAATACCTTTTTCATTTAGTTTCATCTTCAATCTCCAGTGTATAATCGCCTTCTTTTTCGTTTGTAATCTTACGTTCAGTAATATCTACAACTTCAACTTTAGCCTCTAGAGAAGCGTTGCTAGTGCTGTTGTACTTAACGTCCACAATAGCCTGACCTCCCAAGTAGACAGCCATTATCGCTGCAAATACCTCAACTGTTTTTGTAAATATGGTCGGGTATACTGCTAGTAACGCAGGATTATGTTCTAAAAGAAACAGTAACCCTATGCTGGAGATATAGAATATCGCCAGAATAATGAAACCAGAAAAAGCTACAAAAAACTTTTTACTCGTTAAGTGGTTGGTGTTGGCGATGTCAGGATTCTGTTCTGGACAAACTCCTGGAGGTGTAACACCATTCTGCAGAAATGCTGCAGCGTTTTTAGTTATATTAAGTAATGATTTAAACATATTAAAAATAAAATTTAATAAACATGTACCCTGCCGTGAAAGCCCCGAAGGGTCCAAGTAGATGTACAATTGGCCCCCAAGGACCTGCAACGGCTAACATCGAAGTGAACGAAGAGCCAAATTTAATATACAGCAAAGCTAGAAAGGCTCCAGCCAGATAACCCATAATAGCTTTAATTCTAGCATACTTATCTGCTGTTTTTTGATGGGCGGTTTTTTCATTAACAACACGCTGCTCTGCGCTAGATAATAAACTGCGTATCTCTGTATTTTCTTCGTATATATGGATCTTCTCTGTTTGCTGATTCAACGCCCAGTCTTCTAGGTCTTTAAAAGACTGCTCTATAGCTTGCTTGTCTTTACGTAATTGAATAATTCTAGTGCTAGCCTGCGTCAACTCTCCCCTTAGCTCAAGCAACTCTGCAGTTATAGATGTTTTCTGTAGCACTGGCTCCGCTGCTTTTGCTTTAAAAGATAGAATGAATAAAGCTGTAATTATAAAATATCTAATATTCATCATTTACCTCCTAATTCAGTAATAATTCTATCTATTCTAGATAAAGACTTATTCATTACATTGTCGAGCTCGTCAATATTTTTACCCAAAGAACCTGATGAGCCTTTTGGCGGAGTTTGCAAAGTTGGCGCGCTTCTGGGTGGCAGCGAACTTGCGCACCCAGTTAGAAATAAAAACATTAATATGTATACTTTACCCATTACCGAACGGTAGCATAAAACTTTAAAATTGTCCAGTGCATACAAAAAAACCCGATCGGTAAGATCGGGTTATGTTTTTAATCGTTTATTAGAGGCTATTTTGTCTGTTTACTACTCTCTTGCTGTTTATCTATATAGATTAAAACTTTGTTAAGATCTTCTTTCAAGCTTTGCTGTTGTTGATGTTGACCTGAAAAATACCAAACAGCTCCTACAAATTGAGCAAACAAGCCTATTGCTGCCGTTGTAAAAAATTTAATAACTAGATCGCGCATTTCCATATAACTGTCTGCTGTTCGACGTAAAAAACTAAATTCTTTAACTAGTACATTTACTTGCTCAGATAATGTAGCTATAGAACCTCTTAAACCGTTTTTACCATCAACACCTACACTTATATGCATCGCGTCTCTAGCCATATCTCTTATGGCTGCAACAGAGGTTTCAAGAGATTTGATACTTTCACCTGTGTCATCTGAAATGTTGGATATTCTATGCTTTATAGCCTCGATTTCAGTGTCTCTAACAAGTTTTTGTTGCTGCAATTGTATGATCGCAGCAACTGCATTAAATTCTTGATGACTTAAATCTTCTAAATACTCGGACATAATCTTTACATCTATTATATTAGAATTTAAGGATTTTGTCGTTTAATTATTTCAATTTTTTCTTCAGGATCCACGATTTCTTCGTCAGATATGTAGTAGTTTAACTCCTTATTGTCATAAGCAGACTTTTCAGGGATATCGTCATCCTCCTCTTGTTCTTGAGATGCCTCTTTCCTGGCACCTCTAAAAACAGACCTTACAGAGTCATCGTAGACCTTGTCTACCAGAAGAAGCTCGCTTGTACCTACCTCTCCAAGGAAAAGTCCCTGCTTTGGTTTTGTTAGGGAATGCTCAACGCATGTCCAGAGATGCTCTGGTGTTCCCAGCATTTTCAGAGCCTCCACTCTGTCTTTTGGTATTGTTTTACCACTAACTACACATTTATAGCTTTTATTGCTCATATATTATTGCTGTGGTGCTCCTGCGGCCTGTTGTTTTGCTCCTTGTAATCCTTGTGATCTAGATTGGGAGGTCATTTGCTCAAGCTGTGATTTTACCTGAGCATACAGCTCCTGATCTTGCGCCTTAATCTGCTGTAATTGCGCTCTTCTTTGTGCTCCGTCTAAGGGAAATAGCTGCTGTGCGATCTGCTGAGCCTGCTGCAGGGCATCCTGAGGCGTCATTGCCTGCTGACCTCCAGCTGCTGCAGCTCCTCCTTGTTGTTGACCTCCCTGAAGCATTTGCATCAGAGATTGATTTGTGGAATCAGCGATTTGCTGGCGCTCTTGCTCTTCCTTCTGAAGATCTTGAGTGATCTTATCTTCTTCCATCTTTTTCTTAACCTGATCCGAATAATCGAAGTTGTAGAGCTTGAGCAATTCGCTTCTCGCAATAGCGTTGGCTGAAACAAGCTGACCAACAATACCCTTACGTTCAATATCATCAGAAAAGGTGATAGGGATGAGAGATATTTTGGCTTTTGGTAAGCCTAAAATATTACTTATAACTTCTCCAATATGGTTTAACAGGATATTGTAATTGCTTGGGACGACACTCCAGGCATTCTCAAACATCCTAAGCATAGGCCCTGCGGCTTGCTGCTGGAAACTCATCTGGAACATTTCCACAGGTACATCCAGTGCATTTAGAATAGCATTTCTTGCGTTTTCCATCATCTCTACAGGGGCCAGTTTTGTTCCTTCGCCTCCTAGTTGCTGGTAGTTAATCGGAAAAGCAAATTTGTGGTATGAACCAGGATCTCTCCTGTGTTCATCAATCATATTATCCACAGCATTACTCCAAACAGCCCCGTTCTGGTTTAATAGAGGGTTGGCCGCAGGGTTGTTAGAGTCTCCCATAGATATCACCCTAAATGGAGCAATGTCTTCAAAACAAATTACCTCGTTATAGCGTTTCAAAGTTTGAAGCATGAATAAATCTTCAAATATAAACATGCTTGGAGGGATAGCCTTACCGTCGGTTCTAATGGTACTAGGTGTATCCAACTTCAAATGCACAAAGTTTTTAGTGTTAAACGCCAGCATTGTCTTGTTGAAGACACAGTCAAATACAACTTTCGGCGTTTTCTTACTATAAAACTTATTGTTTTTTGTAATTACTTTTTTAGCGTATTGCTGAGGGATATCCCAGAAATATTCAGATTCTCCAGTAGTTTCTTCGTATCTAATTTTTATTTCTTTGGCAGGCCAGTGTACAACATGAATTTTTTCTATGTCATTCGCAGGTTTATCTACACATTTATGCTCACCTTTATAGTTGCACTTGAGACAGGCCATCATATACTTGCCTTTATTGAACTCAAAGTTGTTAAGTTTATCTATATTAGAGGTCTTGTTACAGTTAGGGCAGGATAGATAGCGATGAAACCCTTGGTTAACAGTCACGAACTCATTACCATAAGCCAGTAAGTTTAAACCAGCCTTAGAGCATATCTTTTTCCACTGAAGCTTATCTAAAGTTTCTTGATAAGTTTTCTTTGCTTCTTCGTCATCGCATTCAATGGTGAGAGAAGTAATAAAATAGTTAGCAATTCTATTAAGTGCCTGCTTATAGAATCCATTTCTGAAAAGAAAGTGCTCTGCCCACAAAAGCATCCCCTCGATGTTCATCGGAAGATACTGCAGCGGCACATTATAGAATGGGTTGGAATAACGGTCTCTACCGTTGTCTCCCACTTTGAAATAACTTTGAGGATCGTCTGGCGTAGTCATTTATTCTTCTTGTTTCAAATTCTCTATTGCTTGAGGATTTTTAAGTTTTTCTTTGTTTTTGTCGTCAGCAACTAAAAAACCGTCCTTGTCATACCATTCAGCTTTTTTGGTGTTGTCAAAGTCACTTAGAGACTTGTCTGTGAGCATTCCATTTTTTTCCATAATATTATTCTTGATTTTCTGTAGGTATTTTAAATAGAATCATAATCTTTTTAACCGAATCTGGCCAGTCAAAAGTCACCCCAGGGTAATACACGTCATGTTTGCGCTTGTACTGATCATATAACGCTAGAGTTTCTCCTATCTTAGGCTCAAAAACTACGTCATCTTCGTTTTTAAATACAAGCATGAAGGCTTGCTCATGTTCCACCAAGCTTTCTACCTTTGCTTTCATCTTACCGAAGGCATTTTCAAACTGTATGGTGACTAGCTGCACTTCGGGCGGTGGAATAAATTGCTCTTGAGAATAAAAAGAATCCGCAGTCTCAGCTAATTTACGCTTAGACCATGAATTTTCTGAAGTTTTTTTAATTTCTTTTTTCTTTGCTGATTTATTGCCTGGTGACTGTACCTTTTTTCCTCCGTTCCTGGTAAGAGACTGCATGATTTCTTGCTGCTGAGCTTCAAGATCTGCCTCGGAGCCGTAAATAAATGTACCTGCACTGTTTATTTTAGCTCCTGTAGCAGAATAAACAGATTTACTTGGATCTGAAGAACCTATAACTAAATCTCCGGTTCTAAACATATCTGAATTGTTGTATTGCATAGCCATATTTTTATTAATTTTGCTCTTAGGACAACTTAATGTATAATAACTAGATAAAATGGCAACATCTTTGTACTTAAAATGAGAAAAAGCATCCAGATATCTAAGCGGAGCACAATCTATATACCCGACATATCATCTTTTAAGCTGGTCGTAGAGACTTTGAACGCTGAGAATATGTCGGACAAAATTTTTGTCAACCAGAGAATAAGAAATTTTGCGAAAGAGCAGTTCGATGACACCTTTGTTGCTGTTTGCACCCCTGTACAATTAGAGGATTTTGCAGAAGATTCACCAGAAGAGAACACATCTTTTTACAGAACAAACAGAATTGAGCTTATAGGTAGAACTCCAGAATATTTACAGACAGTTTTTGAATCTTTGGTGTATGAAGTTAAAAAATTGGTACTGGATTTAGAGCAGTTAGACTCTTTAAGTGAGGCTGAGATCTATACTATTACCTCAGAGGAGGAAATCTTGATGACTCCTAGTGCTCCAACCATAACAGCTGCAGAAGGCGGCAATGGAGAAATCGCAGTTTATTTTACACCTCCAGAAAGCAATGGAGGATCTGTAATAATTAACTACGAATATACTTTAAATGACGGTTTTTCTTGGGTCAGTAGATCTCCTGTGAGTGTTTCCTCTCCATTGAAAATTTATGGACTAGAAAATAACAGTATATACAGAATAAAACTCAGAGCAGAAAACAAAACAGGAGCAGGACTATCTTCTGCAAAAGTTTATGCAGCGCCCACTTTACCAGGCGTGCCGAATTCTCCTGTAATAACTGGGGTGTATACCGATGTTGACGACAGTTTAGCTATAGAATTTAACCGACCTATAAGTACCGGAGGAAGCACTATCACTGGCTATCAGTATAGTCTTGATGCTGGAGATACATGGCAGGAAGGCTCTAGCGCACTTAAAATTAATGTAACAAACATCGTATTAAACCAAACATACTATGTAAGTGTGCGAGCTAAAACAAGCACAATTGGGGTATATGGAGCAAAATCAACGCCAGTACAGTATGAAAAACGAGGTATAGTGGGTAGCTTGTTTACAGGTAGCGAAGATAGCAATTGGAGTAATTTAAACAACTGGACTTCTCAATCAGGTACAGCCGCTTCAAGTTATCCTCAATCTACTACCGCTGTAACGTTAGATGCAGATTGCGTTGTAGATGTGGATGCGCAGTCATGGATCGAGCCATCGGCAATAACTATCGGGGAATATAACATAGTATTTAATTCCTCGCTTGAGCCCCATCCTATTATTTCATGCGATATAACCGCCACTACAGGAACTGTAACATTTAATGGAGTAGATTACGGAGCACTATGAGTACAATAATAGGAAACACAGAGTTTAATAACAGCAATAACAATGGCGCTGTGACGGGCGAGGCAGTCTTTAACGGTGACAGTACAAACGTAGGTATTGTATTGGGAGACGCTTATTTTTCAGATACATCGACTAACACGGGCACAATTGACGGTAATGCTGCTTTTTATGACACAGCTGTAAACAACGGTGAGGTAATAGAAGCTGCCGCATTTTTGGGTGAAGCTCAAAATAATGGTGAGATAGGACAAACCATGACTGAGCCGGAGATTACAGAGCAACCCCAGACTGTAAAAAAATTATCTGGTACAGGAAATGCGGAATTTTCAATTTCTGGTGAAGGTGCGATGTTAAATTGTAACTGGACAAATGGTTCTTGCGGTGGGCCTTATGGTAAATATGCAGAATATAGGGTAATTACAATAGATGACCCAGGCCAGGGGCAATCAAGGGCTTGCGATGTGCTTTGCAAACTTGAAAATCCTGCAGGTCAAACTACAGGAAACCTGGCTTTATGTATTTTTGGTGTTTTTCCTAGCGTGGATTTCACGCAGAACCCAGGAAACATAACTGTAGATGAATATACTGATGTGACTTTGAATTTAAATGGTACAAGCAATGACGATAAAGTATTATTAACTCTGGTAAACGCCGGAAATAACGCGATAATTACGTCAGGCACAGAAATTAGTGTTACAAATGGAAGTTACAACGTACAAAACGTAGTAGTTGCCGCACAAGTACCCTTCTCTGCAAATAATACTAGCGTTAGAGTTAGAGTATCTGATTCTTTTGGTGAAAACTATTCACAGCCATTTATGTTGTTTGTAAACGACATGACGTTTGATCCACAAATAATTCAACAGCCTCAAAGTGTAGAGGCTTATCCAGGGCAAACAGTATCATTTACAATTGTAGCAAGCGACGCTGTAGATTTCTATAAATGGTTGCTGTTTAATGCAAACGCGCGCCCTTTAAATTTGATGGAGCTCTCTATCCCTGCAGCATGGAGTCCTGTTGGAGAAAATACATCCACACTCACAGTCACAATACCTGAAGGTTTACCTCTAGGCTATTACGACCCTAACAATATAGGAGGTTTATGTTTTCATTGCTTTATCTCGCATCCAGACTCACCGGGAGACGGGACTGGTGCAAAAATACCGCTCATGTCATATCCTGCATGTATGACTATCATTGGGCCTCCTCAACCGCCGGAATAACGTAAAAAGTCTTTGCACAATTCAAATAGTTGGTTATATTTCTGGATACAGCGAACACAGTGTTTGACTGTACAAGAGGTGTACAAATTGTATATCTCTTGAAATTAAGTAATTACGCAAATTTCTGAAAAAAATCAGTTGTTTGCAAAAATAAAAAAATGACCAGAACAACACTAATCAAGAATTGTCTAAAGCTGCAAAAACAAAAAAAAGGTGTAGCTTCGTATTTGAAAGCACAGGGATATAGTAGTAGAGAAATTGCTGATATTCAAAGAGATATACAAGGAAAGCGAAAGGAAGTTAAGACAAAAGCAGCCAATATTGAGCTAGAAGATGACAAGTCCTGGAAGACCGGGCTAAAGTTCACGAAGAAATACGTTTACAACAAAGAAGACGACAAGTACGTCATGTATCTTAAGGCAGCCAACAACAACATAGTGTTGCCTGGAGATACTGTTAGGGGAATTGTAAAGAACTACTCTAATTGGTGTGGCAAAGAAAACAGCATCAACGAGCTTTGTCGTAACTACAAAATACCTAGAGCTTACTTTAATGAGCTAAGAGACATTCTTGAAATCACTCACGACTCAGAGCCTATAACGAAAGAAGAACTGCAAGAGCGCGATGTAGATGAAATTGCTGAAGATTTACTGCAGCAAAAAAGATTTCAGTTGCATCAAGAATTCCAGAAGCGTAGCTGGGAACAGACTGAAGAAGCTGCATCTAAATGGTTCAAGATGCAGGAAGGCGTATATAACCCGTTCACGAATTTCCTTAACTCATGGAAGCCTCAAAAATATACACCTGTCAAATACTCTGGACCTGTTAAAAAAAATAAGCCTAGTAAGAAAGCATTGATTGTGGGGCTCAGTGACGTCCATTTTGGGGCAAAATCAAATCCTAAAGATTCTTATAGGAACAAAGGTTATAGTACACAAGAAGCAGTCGAATGCTTGGATGTTTACGCTAAAGGTATTAAAGATATTGTAGAAGAAAGAAATTACACATTTGATGAATGTGTGCTTACTTCGCTAGGAGATATCCTGCATACCACAGGTTCAGGCTTCACAACAAAAGGAACAATGCTTGTACATGACTGCGTTAAAGAAGACCAATTTAATGCTGCTTTTGAGAGCATTTCAAAGCTAATCATGAATTTACTTTCCTTATTTCCGAAAGTACATGTGAAGAGTGTAAAGGGTAACCATAATGACTTTGGTGACTATGTTTTATTTAAGGCTCTTGAATGTTATTTCAGAGCAGAGAAGCGTATCACTTTCGATGTGTTCCAGTCTGACCACGGACTGTTTAAAATTAACAAATGCTTGTTTATTATCTCCCACGGATACAGTGCAGAATATAAAGGGCGAATTCCTGCTCAGGGAAAAGCTAGAGAAAGCTATATTGCCAATCTATTCCTGAGTAAGCCTGAAACATTGTTAGATGTAAGCCAGAAAGTACTTCTCACTGCAGATCAGCATCATCTTGAAATGCGTGAGTATAGCGAGTTCGAGCACTATATGCTTTCTACTACAGTTAGAGGAGACAAGCATAGCGAAGCTATGGGTCTCAATAATAAACCAAGACAATCTTGTTTTGTTGTAGACAACGACGGCATTAAAGAGATAGTTTATTGCTATGGTAAAGGTAATTAAACTATCGCTAATCCTATTAGCGGTAACGTGCTTAGGACTTACACTGAATCAAGATTACCACATCACAGACAACTCTGGTGTAGTAATTCCTGGTCAACTTGTATATGCCGCCACAGGAGCTACAGTAACGATAAGAAGAACAGATGGTTTTCTGTACGTAGGTAAAATTACAGAAGTACAAGAGTCAGCGGAAGGCTTTAAAGTTTACGGTCAAATTGACAATGTGGACGACAGCTTCTTCGGTTTTTCCATATCAAAAGGCGGAGTATTTGCGGGCGCAATTGTAGAAAGATCAGCTAATAAAACTTATGTGCTGGAGTTTAGTTTAGAACATAAAGGTTATATCTTTTTAAGAACGCTGAAGTACGACAAAACTTTCGCGTAGAGGACAAAATTATTTTGTTCTTTTTTTGGTATAATATATTGATAGAGCAATCTATTAAAGCTTTCGGGATTGTAGCTCAATGGTCAGAGCAGGCAACTCATAATTGCTTGGTTGGGGGTTCGAATCCCTCCAGTCCCACCATTTTTTGATTAGGCTAAGTGGCGAAATGGCAGACGCAACGGACTTAAAATCCGTTGAGGAGCAATCCTCGTGAGGGTTCGAGTCCCTCCTTAGCTACCATTTTAATATATGTATTTACTCGTAATAGCCGCCATAGCCGTAACAATTTTCAACATCAGTAAGAAATAACTTTCTGTGCCTGTAGCTCAGCTGGATAGAGCAACGGATTTCTAATCCGTTGGTCGCAGGTTCGAATCCTGCCAGGCACGCCATTTTATGAACATCATCATATCTTTGATTATATTGACCGTATTTAGTCTTACTATAATATTTGCGCCATTTGCTCTGGTATGGGCAATCAATGTTCTATTCGATCTGCACAACGAATATAATATTGTTTCGTGGTTGGCTAGTGTTGTGCTGATTGTAACAATGTTAGGAATATTCAAACCCACAAATGCAGAAAAACATCACGGAATCTCAGGAAAAGATTCAGACCCATAAACAAATCAATAAATTTCTTTTTCCCTGGATTGATCACAACAGGGGTAAAGCTCAAAGCCAAGTGATCACAATGCCTGCCAACTCTGGTAGACACGAGAACAAGATTCTAGGGTATCTCAATCAAGGAAAGTCGAACACGGTGTTAAGGACGTTCGACAAAGACTTTTCTTCAGACGAGACAGGAATCAATATAGAAGGTAAGTGGGAGCACTACCGAGGCGACATATTCAGATCGCTCAAAAAAATAAACCCAGCTCCGCAACCAACAGCCGCATGGTTTGATTTCTGCGGAGGACTCACTGAAGACAATAAGATCGGGATAGTCCAATCTATAGATAAATTTTTTACGCATGGATCATTGTTGTTTGTAACTTTAGCTGTGAATGCTATTCGCAGTCTTGGCAACAACTCAACAACCCGTGAGGTATACGAATGTGCCAGCAGTAGCTACGGTAAAATGATCTTAACAGATCAGTTACTTAGGCAAATGGTGGCGAGAACAGGAAAAAAAATAAACCCAATAACCGAAACATACACATATAGACGAATGGCGACTACCTTTGCGGTATATAGCTATATAGTCGAATCAACAACACACATCATATGAAAGAAACATTCAACAGCAGAAGTAAGGTAATCTACGCAAAAGCATTGGAGGTAGCCGCAGAAGAGGTGGCTTTCTATCAGAGTAAACTTGAAAAGTCGAAAGAGCTATTCTCACTTTGCGAGAGGCTTCTAGGAGGGTTAGATGAGAAAAGGCCGATATTCTACAGAAAACCTATATCGAAAGATTATGACATCAAGCTAGATTTTAATAAAGGGTTTGAAGAAGCAATCAAACGCGCAGGTGGAAGAGAAAAGATAGAAAAGGAAATGGCAAAACAGGCGGCTAAATCTCCAATTGTTAGCGGAATATTTCCTTTTATGTCTCAAGGCGGAGCGTTTACTACAACAGAGCTGGCAGAGAAGACAGGACTATCCAAAAAGTCTGTACAGAATTGGTTATGCGCCAATAAAAACATGCTTGAGGTTGAGCTGGTTCCTGGTCAGCTTGTTCGTAAACAATATAAACTAGTTAAAAAAAATCTGCCGAGTGCGGAAAAGATTACTGCTTTTGATCTAATAGAAAAATCCGTTAGCAGCAAACCTTTATCCGTAAAAGAAATTACACATGTTTCAGGAGTAAGTAGTGCAACAGTATTTAGGTGGTTACGACTAAATAAAAAACATATTGAGACCGGCAGCAAGCCCTGCGACGGTCGTAAGGGTTGGAGTACACCTACATATAAATTAAAATAACATGAGGAATATAGTCGCATCAGTAGCTATTATTATCTGCCTTTCTCTTGGAGTATGGCAGATAAAAACGGAAGGCCACAAAGAGCAGCAGCCTAGCACCACTGTAACTGAAAGAACAGGCATGCAGTGTCCTGCGCTTTACGGTGTGCCTGGAGCTACAGTAGATCAGGATCTTCCCAGCTCAATAAAGCATTGCAAATGTGAGATCGGCGCAATGCTAGAGCAAAAGGATGGTTCGTTCAGATGTTCGTATTGCGGTAAAACCGAAAACGAATAATCAAAAAATGTCCCCACGGGCCTCACTCTCCTTATGGAGGGTGGGGCTTTTTTTAGCTATCAGGCCCCCTAATGTAATATACGATATCCTGGTATAGTAATTTGATGAATAATACATACATTATGCTTGGTTGTAGTCTGCTAGGATTTATTGATATGGAAATATACAAAAAAGTACAATATCAACCCGAAGCGCCGCTGTGGGTGGGTTTGATAGCTGTTAGTACCATTGTATTTGTATCTTCCGTATTCAATATACTAGAAAACCAAGACTAGCGTACCCCTCCCCCTACCCCTCCCCCTACCCCCCCACCTAAAATAGGGGGTTTAGAGGTATATTATATTGAACGGGCTTGATTAGTTTTTCAAGTCCACAAAAAAACCCAAAAACAAAACAAAAATATGTCTGAACCAGTAACAACAACAACAGCGTCAGTGTTTATGCCATCGCCAATCCAATGCGTAATTGCCGGAGTGGCGCTAGGGTTTGGCGCAACCCTAGGCTATAAGTTTGCCTGCGCCTCATCAGAAGCAGTAAGCGAAGGGCTACAAAAGAGCAACATCAAGGAAAGAGTCAAAGCCTTGATGAAGAAAAAAGAAGAGCAACCAGCTGAACAGCCGCAGCAAGAAGCTGCCACTGTAGAGCTGAAGCCAGCGGCCAAGAAGTCAGTTGAGCGGCTCTTAAAGGATAAATCAAAAAACATAAAGTGGGATCAGAAAAAGTTCAACACATGGGCAAAAGAAAATGCTCGTGATTTGAACAAAATGTACAGCCTTGGAAAGCTGAGCGATCCTACAGAAGACCAGGCAGCACGCGCCTTGAAAATAGGTATGCGGCTACAAAAGGCTGCTACTGCGGCAGGCTTATTGAGGGCACCCAAGAAAGCTGCACCAAAAAAATAGCAGCTGCAGCAAAAAGTCCAATCACTTAACGGTGGTTGGACTTTTTTTAGCTATCAGCACCCCCCCTATATAATGCGTGTGTTTTTGTGTGATAATACTTTGATTAGCCTCAACTTTATAGTTAGAGGTTGTCAATACAAACCCAAAAACAAAACAAAAATATGTCTGAACCGGTAACAACAACAACGTCAGTGTTTATAATCCCCTCACCTCTGCAATGCGTAATTGCTGGAGCTGCCCTAGGGTTCGGTGCAACCCTGGGCTATAAGTTCGCCTGCGCCTCCTCAGAGGCAGTAAGCTCAGGACTGGATAAGAGTAAAATCAAGGATAGGGTAAAAGCCTTGATGGAAAAAAGAGAAAAGAAAAACGCAGAAAATGAGGTAAATGAAAATGAGGTAAATGAAAATGAGGTCGACATTGACGATGACCTCGATGATGAGGATGATGGGGATGATAACGAAGACAACGAAGAAAATGGCGAAGATGACGGAGATGAAGACGAGGGAAATGTAGACGAGGGAAATGTAGAGCAAGTTAAGAAAAGCGCTAAGAAGGCGCGACAACAAGCAACTGCATAAAAAGGCTATCCCAGTGGGGATATAAGCAGTGGTGAAGCCACTGGAAAGCTTCCTTCCCCAAAAGGGTTGGAAGCTTTTTTTAGCTATCAGCCTTTACGACTATAGTATATAATCTTCTATTATGACCACAAAAGAAGCCAACCTAAATAAAGCATTCGAAGAAAAGATCAAAAACCTAATTCATGGCAAAAGATCAGGATACAAAACATTTGGAACAATCACAGGAGGAATGCTTGGTTCAGGTATAGGAGGAACCAAAGGGCTAGTAGACGCTATTCAAAGTCAGAACAGAGGTGAAATGGACAATCTTGAAACAAAAGAAAAGATTAAACAATATATGCGAATGATGCTAAAACCTGGTGCAAAAGGTCTAGCAGTAGGCGCAACTCTTGGACTTGGAGGAGGTCAGTTATTAAAGAATAGAGATGTGGGTATGGAGATGAATAAAATAAGCCCTAAAATACAAGAAACATTAAAAGGATTTAGTAAAAAAGAAATGCCTTATGCTGAAAAGGCGGTATATGAAGATCTTGAGAAGGTAATTCCTAAATTTGACATGATTGAGAATATTGTGGCTAAAATAAAAGGCAAAAACTTAATGCCCCCACCCCCTCCAAGTAAATAAAGGTTTTTAGGGTATATTAGTCTGATGAGCCTCTAATAGTTTTTAGCGGGCCAAAGAAAAACCCAAAAACCATGAAAACACTAGCACTATTATTAGCATTGACAGTTAACCTCCAGGCACAGACATGGAGTAAAGCAGACCTGATC